CTTTACAGGGTTATTGTCTTTGCCCAGCACCACCGCCTCGGCGGGTGAACGGCGCAATTTGTCGCCAAAGTCGGCATCGGGTACCTCTGCCACTACGCGCACACGCAGTACGCCTACGCCGAGCTTGGCGCTGTCGACAAGGAAGATGTAGCCACCATCATCGGCGGGTATGCCGTCAGCTTTCGTGAAGCTCAGTTTGCGCACCAGCGTAGTGTACACCTCTACCGTGAAGTCGTAGTCTTCGAGCGAGAGCTCATCGATAGCCTCCGCCGTTATCTGCACTTTTATCTCCTCTCCGAGGAGTCGCTCATCGTAAATCATATATCGTACTTTTTAACCATTACTTTTAAATCGTTTGCATCGTAGAGCTTTGCGCCGTCGCTATCGATAGCACCATAGTAGCCGTCGCCCTCGATGATACGCACGCCACGGAGCGCATTCTGCGCAGGGTCGCCCAACACATAGACGATATCGCCACATAGCGCATAGAGTGTGTAGAGTGTTGTCGCCTCGATAGGTATCTCTGCACCAGTTCGCACATCGAATACTAACGCATCGCCCGCTGTGTTGCGGAAGAGTATTAAGGCGTTGTTCATCGCCACGAAGCTCCACTCAGGGTCGGCGCGATACACCAAGGCCTCGGTTGTCAGCCCATTATCTGTGCGCTTGTAGATGGCACAATTATTGGTAAACTGATAGGCGACAAAGCAGTCGTTGATAGCCAGTACCCGCGCTGCGCCTTCGGAGAATAACTGAACCTCCAGCTCTTTGTGCAGGGCCGTGCTGTGCCACCATATACGGTAGCCGCCGCTATACTCTTCGTTAACGGCAAAGCCACCATTAAACACCACAAGTGGATTCGTCGCCGAGAGAGCAAGGATAGAGCCCTTTGCCTTCTTGCCGAGCAGTGCGCCGCCTATATCGAGCATCACGGTCCAAAGACCCTCCAACGGCACATATCCGACCAATATCCACGATGCGGTTGCCGCATCGAAGCGAGCCGAGAGCGCCATCTGTGCTGGTGCATCTGATGTCGTTGACGATGGCGCATCGAATGCCGAATACAGGTCATCGACATAGCTCAGCAGCTTACCCTCATCATCGTAGGCGTATAGCTTGTAATAGTTGGTTGCGCTATCGACAATCTCCACCACCGAGGCGCATAGATAGCCTTCGTTGATGCGTGTGTCATTCGTCGTCGATAGTATCAGCTTTTCCTCGCCCGATATTGGCGCAAGGTGATAGATGTTGCCTGATGTGGGGGTGCGGTATATTACTCCATTGTCGAGCGAGCAATAGCCCGACCACGGCGCATTCCCGACATTCACTGTAGGCAAGGAGCGCATAGGCAACAACTCACGGAGCTGCATATCATAAACGCCTCGCTTCAATAGCCAAGTTATGGCGTTGGGATAGAAGAAACGCTTATCACGGCTGCGCCACACCGTATTGAGGTCGATAGGCATAGCCTTGTAAACCTCGCCAGTGATGTCGAGGGTTACATCATTGCGCATTGCTCGTAGTCTGCCCGCTATGGCCTCGGTAGCTGTCGAGCGCTGCGATGGGTTGATAAAGGCACGCACCGGCGCACCGCTATCGACGCGGGCAAGGATAGGCGCAAAGATGCCTCGCCCACCTGTATCGGCGATGCCCGATACGAAGGACTCCTTAAGTTCTATGCTCTCCGAGCCCCAGTGTGATACTTTGATATTGCGGGCTTTCTCCTCGCCCGCCACGCCCGATGCGGTGTTTATCGAGAGTTCCGCATCGGCAAGCTCAAAGCGTGATATATACCACACGCCTGAGTTGTTGGCAGGGGCAACAAGCACTGCGATGCGCATCTCGCTGGCTCCGATATCGGGGTATCCAACAGCCTCGATAGATAGCGAGGCTGTGGCCAATGTAGATAGCGATACTTTCTGCAACACTGGGATTGTCCGCTTTGACTTCGTAAGCGAGACCTCGGTAGTTATCGCAGTGAATAAATCACGAGCGTTGGAGTAACTGTCCGTGGGTATTGTGTCCCAGCGTTGCTCTGAGGCGTTCCACCCCGCAACCTTGCCCAGCGCTTTGATGCGGTTGTTTATAATAACTCTACCATCGAACACCTCCTCAAGCCCCACTTCGATAGCGAGCAGACCGATGCGCGCCTTACGCTCTTGGTTCGATAGGTTGTAGAGGTTTGCCGTCAGTGATATCTCGGTGGTTGGTGATACCGTAGCTACGCCGGGCAGATTGTAGTATGTAAATGCAGACGGGAAACTGCCTAATATTCCCCAACTCTCAAATCGCACTCCCGCCGTGCCACGCTGCACGGATGCCTCGTGGCCGTTGCGAATATTTTCAAACTTCCACCCCTTTGGGTTGTAGATGTCGAGTGCAATATCGCTACGAGCCTCGGCCGAGATGTTAATATCGCGCAGAGGTGGCAACATCGCAATATTTGCTGTGGTCGATAGGCCCTCACTCCCGCCATTATCATCGTAGAGTGGTGCGATGCTCGCTCCACTTAGCGAATATGCCTCAGGAATGTCGTTATACCACTCAGGGCGCACGGCAGATGCGAGTGCCGGGAGTGCACGCACGCACCAAGAGCCGTAGCGCTGAAAGAGTTGTAAGCCAAAGTTCGATAGCACTGCTTCGAGCACAGCATAGTGCGATGGCGTATCGTCGCCACCTACCGCCGAGTATACCGATGCCGAGGTGAGCGCTACGAGGTCGAAGGTGTTCTCTACCTGATTTGGCTCTATTGGCATATAGTCCCATAGCTCTATCGTGCCCTCGATAGGCTCTAATAGGCGCAATATCAGCTCACGCACCGAGAGCGTGTCGGCGTAGCGTGTGCCGTCAGCAAGGGAGTATGGCGTGTTTTTTAGGATCTCCAAGCCGTCGTTGCACTCTATCGTAACGGTGTATGGCGCTTTGGCGTTGGGCTGTGAGTACATACCAGTGGAGATATAGCCCTCCCAACGGCGTAGGCACACGCCCATATCCTCACTCTCTCGACACTCACCGATAAAAACCTTGTATCGGGTGGGGTCGAGCGTATATAGTGAGAGATAGGGGTTCGTGTCCTCACGGCAGAGTATAGAGAGCGTTGCGGTCGAGGGCTTGAAGGCCTTTGTCTCCGGGTCATCTACCGACCCTTGCGAGATAACCACGCAGTCGCCAGTGAGCGGAAGTTCGTATACCTCGCCCGAATAGCCACGCTCCGAGATATATACATCATAGCTCAGCTTCTCACGCATCGGAGAGCGGAAGCCACCACGATACTTGATGCCATAGGTTGCGGTTGCTAATGCTGTTGCTGCCATAATATATTACCTCGTTGTGTGGTTATTTTTTAGCCGAGTCGTGCGACACGGAAGTTCTCTTTATTAAGTACGGCGCGGAGCGATGAGCCTGAGAGCACCCACTCCACTTCGCCTGTAAGTTCCAGACGGCTGGCGCCTCCCATAGATTTGAGCTTCGAGAGTGGCGCAATGACCTCAGGGTCGTTGGCTGCGTTTGGGTTATCGCCCACAACAGCGAGGGTCGGGCCGTAAGCCAAACCACCCTTCGCCAACTTGATAGGTTGCTTCGCCATATTCATAAAGGCTGTACCCGCAGCGATAGCAGCGACACCGGTTGCGATGGCTGCCCAAGGATTTTTGAAGATGTCTTTTAACGATTCCTTAAAAGCCTCCATCGTGATACCAAAGCTAACAAGCGCCGAGCCGAGAGACTTAAGTGTCTTACCGAATATCTCAAGGATTTTGTTAACTGGGTTGAAGGTCTCGCCAGTAATAAGGTTGCCAAGACCCTCGCCAATCGACACGGCCACCTCTTCGGCAGCACCCTCCAATGTCGATGCTACCGATGATGCAAGCTCTCGGATGCCTGAGGCCTCTTCTTCCCACTCCTTCCAACGGTTAGTAAGGTCGGTCATCCAAGTTGAAGTCCCCGAAGCCTTAATGTCAGGTGCGGTATTCATCATACCGCTGGCGTAGGCTCCACCAGTAAAGGCGTTGGTTATAGGCTTACCGTATCTCTCGCGCAACTTTGCGAGCTTCTCCGCTTCCTCGCGCGCTCTTCTTGCCTCCTCAATTTGTTTCTTCTGCTCGACCGTCAACTCCTTAACAGCCTTAGACTCACTCTTAACCGCATTTGCAGACTCCTTTTCCCTTTGGATTAACTCGTTGTAGAGCTGAATAACTGCATTGAGCTTTGCGCGGGCATATTCGACCTCTAAGAATTGCTGATTGTTTGTGGCAGCGTTTGGATTGTTGCGAACCGCATCCTCATACTCTCCACGATATCGGGCAATAGCAAACTCAAGACTCTTTTTTTTGCTATTTTTGTAGATGTCTCGATATGATTGTAATGCTCTGTCGTATTCCGAGGCATACTCCGAGCGAACATACTGCTGCAGCTGCTTCTCGTAAGCACTTTGCTCTCGTCTTGCGTTGGACCACGCCAAAGCAAGACCCGCAACGGCGGTTACCGCCATTGCTATCGGATTCGCTGCAAGCCAAGATAGCGCAGTACCTAACTTCGGGATAAGAACAACTATATCCTTAAACACCGATACCACCTTGCTTCCCGCCAATGCTAAAGGAGGAAGTGCTGCACCAAACGCTCCAATACCAACAATCCACTTTTGTGCGGTTGGAGAGAAACCCTGCACCCACTTTATAAGGTCTTTAAGCCACCCTGTAACCTCTTTGATAGCCGGCAATAGCACGGCGCCTAACTGCTCGCCAAGGTCGCCAATCATATTCTTAAGCTGCTCGGTAGAGCCTAAGCCCTCAAGCGTAGTCTCGGCATAGCCCTTGTAGTTGTCGAGGATATACTGCACGGCCTCGCCGTTCGTCAGTTGCTCCTTGGTAAGGTTCTTGAGTGCCGGGATGCTCTCGCCCAGCTCGCCGGTCAAACCACCGTAGGTCTTTGCGAGGTTGCGCACAGCAGAGTCGAGCGATGAGCCAGTAGCCACGCTCAACTCTACCGAGGCATCTATGACACGCCGTATCTGCTCTTCTGTTAAGCCGAGCGATGCGAGATATGCCTGCTGTGCTATAATCTCCTCATCGCCGAAGGTCGAGCGAGATTGTATATCGCCCGCCTGTGCGATAAGTCGCTGTTGGATGTCTTCACGCCCTTTGAGTGCTGTGAGCAGTCGAGCCTCCGCCTTCAGCTGCACATCGGCAGCCTTGGCAGCACCATAGCCCGCAGCGATAAGTGGCGCAGTAACGGCAACAGAGTATTTCTTGCCGAAACTTTGGAGGTTTTTGCCGAGGTTTTCCGCCTTCTTTTCGAGCGTGCGAAACTCCTTCTCGACCTCTACGCCGTTTACGCCAACTTTAACTAAAAGCGATGCAAGTTTCTTCGTTGCCATAGTTACTTTAACATTTCGAGGGCTCTTGCCCTGCGTTGTTTAATATCCTCTTCGGTTATCTCCTCCGCCTCTGCCCTTGCCTCAGTATCCCAAGGGAAGGGCATTAGCTCTTGGAGGGTTGGTCTCTTTTCGAGCCACGGCATTACAATTGTCGCACTACCGAGGCGTGTGCGCTCCAGCTCGAAGCGCTGGCGCATCCTCTCGGCGTGGGCGTAGCCACTATACGCCGTCAGGAACTCGCCCAGCTCCATTGCGTAGAGCTCCGAGGGAGCTATGCCCATCTGCCCCACGCCAAGGGCGATGATAAGTCCGAGCGTTACTTTGCGCCTCTCTTCTTCGGCGACTTCGGTGTTGTTGCCGTCGTCGCCTTCGTAAAAACCTCCTCGCCGTGCAACGAGGTGATAAACGCCTCGATGATTGCTCGGAGTGCGCCAAGGTCTTGCGAGAAGATCGCATCGACATCGTCGGCGGTAAACCTCTCTGTGGTACCCTCACGCTCGGCACCAGTGTTGAGACCGAGCACGCCAAGGTCAAGCAATAGCTCATAGCTGCTCTCGTCGAGCTTCAACGCTGCGAGCTTCTGCACCAAGCCATCGAGGTCGGTGTTGTGCTTCGAGCAGAGGGCAAAGGCCTTGCGGAGGCTGAACGCCACCGCAAGTTTGCGCCCCTTGGATTCGATGTATCGTACCATACGCTACGCCTTCTTTGTTAGCTTGTGGAACTTGAATGTAGCGGAGTAGGTTGCTCGCCCATCGGAGGGCGCATCGATCGAGAACTCCGACACCTTCGCATCACCTGTGTAGATGTTATCGCCGATGTTGAGTGCCAACTCGACAGTCTCACCGTTGAGATGTGCCTCGTAGAGTGAGGGCGTGTCGTAGGTGTTCAGCGAGCTATCCGCCGCCTCACTTACGCATACGATGCCCTGTGCCGAGGCAGTACCGCTCACCGACTTAAGCTCATCCTGAGGGCCGTCAGTATCCTTGGTCTCCCAAGTCTCCAACTCCTGTGAAGAGCTGAACGAGTGCTGTGTAGCGTGGTAGGTGGTTTTGTCGTTAAGTTTCACGACAAGGTCTTTACCCTTAATTACTTTCATTATTGTACGCTGTTAAATGTTAATTCGTAGCTTGATAGTTTTTCGTCGGGGTACTCGACATACTGCGACCCCTCGTAGTAGAGTGTAGCACCATCGAATGTGATGCCGTGGAGGTGGTTCACTATCTTATCACGGAGCACCTGCGCCGCATCCTTTGTCTTTGCCACCACCGTAACCGTAAGAGTGGTGTCGTAGCCAGCAATACCATCGAAGGTAACGATAGGCGTGTCACTCTCCGAATAGAGTATATAGGGCACTCGCTCGGTCTCAGGCGCTACGGCTGGATATGTCGGTGCGATGCTTTCCAAAGCTGTGATTATTGCTTTCATAGTTTGTCGGAGATGTCGTTGAGTATCTTATTTGCCATTTGCGGTGCGGTCTGCTCGAATGCTTCATCAACCCACGGATTGGGCTTTATTCGCACCTTGCCCGCCGCTATGCGCTGGCGCATATATGCTCGCTCTTCGGAGTTGGAGTAGAGCCTTGGTTTACGGTGTTTTCGCTTTTGGTTTGGCACCACGATAGTGCCGTTATGCACCATAATACCGTAGTAGGCTTTATCCTTCTTCTTCGAGTCCTTGCGCTTCACTTCGCCCGGACCAACCATATATGCGGCGTAGGGGAAGTTGTTCTTGCCACGCATCGCCTTTACCTTCATTGTTCGCTTCATAAATCCTGAGCGTACTGGGGTGCGGGCTTTGATGGCGTTAAGAAGGATGCGGGCTGTCGGCCTAAGTATCTTTAACAGTTCTTGGCGCTGCACCTTATCCACAGCCTTATCCATCGTCTTCTTGAACTCGCCCAAGTTCTCAACCTCAAGCTCAATCATACGCTCCGTCACTTAGGGTGATATGCACCTTACGGCGGAAGCCCTCCGAGATAATGGCATCGATAGGTCGTCTTCGCCCTTCGTGCTCAACCTCGGTGCAGAGGGTGATATCGGGGAGCCAGTGCGTTGTGAACACGAGCGTATGCTCGCTCGCTAATCTCCCTGCGTAGGTGCGGCGTGAGCCACCAGACTCTGTTGGCTCTGCCCACACTTCACGCCACAGCTTCGGCTCGCCCACCACCTCGCCGAGCGCATCACGCTCGGTAGATGGCATAAAGAGCTTTATCTTAACCTTCCCCGCCATAGGGCATAATACGCCAAGGGTTCAACAAACTTTCGGCGGCAATCTTCGATGTACTGCCAGCAACCGTGTCGCTTTGGTACTCGAAGAATGTGCCAGCCAAGAGCATCACCGCTTGCTCGATGCCTCCAACGAGGGCAATACCCTCCTCGCAGTCTCGCTCGTCATCGGGGTTGTAATCAGCAAACCCGCAACGAGCTTCAATCTCTACCGCCATTGTGCGGTCATCCGCCCAGTTGGGCACGGCAAGCAGTCGCAAGCGTGCCCTCTGTGCGTTAGCCATTAGACGATAGTCTGTCGAGGGGATATCGTGCCACTCATTGTCAGCACCTCGATAGCGTATCGATAGCACCTCCTTTACAGGTGCTGACGGCAACTCGAAGACACTCCCCTCAGGCGCATCGAGCGTGAAGCGTGCTACACTTCCAACAATGATGCGGTTAGTGTAGTCCTCTGCCGTGTCGAATGCGTTGTACACGCAACGGCGTGCGTGCTCGTAGAGCTCGCCGTCATCGGGCGTAAGGCGGAAGTGGCGAGCGATAATCGCCTCTGTTACCGCCGTGGGGTAGTGTCTGCTGAGTATCTCCGTCATAGCCTGTTAGAATTAAGCGTTAGCCATCTCAAGTGCCGCCATAGGCTCGATAGAGCCAGTCTCGTAGATGAGTTTACCATCGGCAGTAATGAAGGCCTGCATTCCGATACAGCCCTGCTCTGAGTAGTACGACTCATCGTAGGTCTTGATCTTGGCACCCTGCACGATGCGCGCCTTGTAAGCCTTGAGGTCGCCGAACACAAGCGCACGCTTGCCAGCGCCAATCTCAGGCATATTGTCGTCGATAACGATGGGGTAACCGAAGAGTCGGTCGGGCACTCCTGCGCTCATCGACTCGATGTAGAGAGGGCGACCCTGCTTGTCAACCAAGCCGAGGAGCGCATCCTTGGTGGTTGAGTTCATCAGGAACGATGCACGACCCTGCTGGTTGTAGGGTGCGCGAACCTTTGCCTTGAGATTTACAAGGTCGTTGTAGGTGAGCGCATCCGAAGCCTCGGCGGTAGCCTTGTTCAAGGTCGCAAGGAATGCGGTGGGCTCGCCGTTGCCTGTTCCGGTGTTGATAATCTTGTTCGAGAGACCGCGAGTGAGGTACTCGGTAAAGAGTGCCACCAGCGCAGCCTTCACATCAACATCGGCACCGAGCAGGAGAGTCTCCGAGATAGGCACGGTAGGTAGCTTGAGAGCGTGAGCGCCGAGCGATACACCCTTGAAGGTTACCTTGCCGTTGGTGCGCTCGCCACCAATCTCGACCTTCATAAGCTCCAATGCGCCTACGAGGTAGGGGAATACCATCGTCTCTGCAGCGGGAGTGAGGTGGAGGTCGATAGCCGAGAGAATGCTATGAGACCCCTGCAAGCCGAGCAGTACCTCACGCTGAATGGTAGTGGGGATGAGCACCTGCGAGTTGGCAGTTGTGAGAGCCTCACGCTGCTCCTCGGTTGCGTTCTTGCGCAAGATGCTGATGAAGGCACGCTCCTCGGCGGTTACGCCGTCGGTTGTCTCATCCTTGCGGGTTGCCGATGCTACCGACTTCATCAGCTCCTCGGCACGCTTGAGCACGCCAAGCTCTGTATCGATAGCCTTAATCTCGCCGTCGAGCTTATTAAACTTCTCAGTGTCCTCTGCTGACATACGCTGCTCGGGGTTCGCCTTGGCTGCCTCGACCATTGAGCGCATCTCTGCAACCTTGGCAGCGCGCTCTTCATTGAGTTTCTTAATCTTCATAGAGAGAAATATTTAGTTAATGGTTTTACAAATCTGTTCTGCGAGGTCTGCCGACATACCGAGCTCGGCAGTACCGGGGTGCATCGCCTTGCGGATATCGTTGGCAAGACTTCGCTCATCGACCCCTACCGAGGTCTGAGGATACTGCCCATTGACCACGATAGAGAGGTCGGCGAGCTTCGCCACCTCCTCGATACGGCGGACATCCATCTGCTTGCCATCGAAGTCAACATCGTAAAGCCAGCTGTCACGCTTTACCCAGAAGGCAAACGAGCACTCCGAGATATCGCCACGTTCGATCAGCGCAAGCACATCACGACCCTTTGTAGTATCAGGCACGGCAAAGCGGAATTTCACGCCCTGCTCGTCGATGGTAATA